GTGCTGGAAAGCCTGACCCAGGATGAGGCGCGGGCGCTGCTGGGCTGGCCCTATCAGGCGCTGCCCGCGCAACTGCCGCCGGACGGCGATTGGCGCGTCTGGCTGTTCTTAGGCGGGCGGGGCGCCGGCAAGACCCGCGCCGGGGCGGAATGGATCGCCGCCGGCGTGGCGGCGGGCGCGATGCGCCGCATCGGATTGATCGGCGCCACGCTGCGCGATGCGCGCGCGGTGATGGTGGAAGGGGAATCGGGCTTGCTGAACGTGGTGGAAGGGCTGGATTTCCAGCCGTCGAACGGACGGCTGTTATGGCCGGGCGGGGCGGTGGCGACGCTGCTGTCGGCGGAAGAGCCGGACAGTTTTCGCGGCCATCAGTTCGATTCCATCTGGGGCGACGAGTTCTGCAAATGGCGCGCGGCACAGGACGCTTTCGACATGGCGCAGATGACATTGCGGTTGGGCCAGCGGGGCCGGATGCTGCTGACCACCACGCCGCGCAACATGCCTGCGCTGAAGGCGCTGCTGGCGATGGACAGTGTGGCCGTGACGCGCGCCAAAACGGCGGACAACACCGCCTTGCCGGCGGATTTTCATCTGGCGATGCGGTCGCGTTACGGCGCCAGCGCGCTGGGCCGCCAGGAGCTGGACGGCGAATTGATCGACGACACGCCCGGTGCCTTGTGGCGGCGCGACTGGATCGAGGCAGGCCGGGTGCAATCTGCTCCGGCGCTGGAGCATGTGGTGGTGGCGGTGGACCCGCCTGCCTCCGCGCATGGCGATGAATGCGGCATCGTGGTGGCGGGTCGCTGCGGCGATGACGGTTATGTGCTGGCCGATTACAGCCAGGGTTCGCTGACCCCCGCCGCCTGGGCGGCGCGTGCCATGCAGGCCTTTGCGGACTTCGAAGCCGATGCGGTGATCGCCGAAGCCAATCAGGGCGGCGAGATGGTGCGGAGCGTGTTGCAACAGGCCGACGGCACGGCGCCGGTGACGCTGGTGCATGCCTCGCGCGGCAAGATCACCCGCGCCCAGCCCGCCGCCGCTTTGTATGAGGCTGGGCGCATTCACCATGCCGGCCTGTTCGCCGCGCTGGAAGACCAGATGTGCCATTACGACGGCACTTCAAAGTGGGGAAGTGGGAATGCCAAAAGTCCCGACCGCATGGATGCGCTGGTCTGGGCGCTGGCGGCGCTGTTCGAAGGCCGCCGTGCGCGGCCACGTATTCGCAAGTTGTAGAGGATCGTCATGTTCGATTTCTTTCGCAAAACACCGCTTGAGAAAAAGAGCGGTGCGCCCAATCCCCTTGGGACAATGATCGCGCTTTCGCTGCAAAGCCGGGCGCGGTGGGGCGGGCGCGACAGCGCCAGCCTGGCCAGGATTGGCGTGATGCAGAACGCCATCGCCTATGCCTGCATCCGCAAGATCGCGGCAGCGGCGGCCAGCGTACCCTGGCTGCTCTATGACGGGGCGCAGGAGCTGGAAAGCCATCCGCTGCTGACGCTGCTGGCACAGCCCAATGATGGCGAGGACGGCCCCAGCCTGTTCGAACGCTGGCACGCTTTTCTGCAAACGGCGGGCAATGCCTATCTGGAATGTGTGGCGCTGGACGGCACACCGCGCGAACTGCATGTGCTGCGGCCCGACCGCATGACGGTGGTGGCGGGGCCGCGCGGCTGGCCGGTGGCCTATGATTATCGCGTCGGCGGCCAGGTGACGCGGCTGGGCCGCGATGCAAGCGGCTTTCTGCCGGTGTTGCATGGCACGCTGTTTCATCCGCTGGACGATTATTACGGCCTGTCGCCGCTGGAAGTGGCCGGCGCGGCGGTGGAAGTGCACAATGCCGGCGGGCAATGGACCAAGGCGCTTTTGGACAATGCCGCCCGCCCGTCCGGCGCACTTATATATAAGGGGCCTGATGGCGGCGGCCTGACCGACGACCAGTTCACCCGGCTGAAGCGTGAATTGGAAGACGCCTATCAGGGCGCGGCCAATGCGGGTCGGCCCATGGTGCTGGAAGGCGGGCTGGACTGGAAGGCGATGGGTTACAACCCCGCCGACATGGATTTCGCCGAAACCCGCAGCGTGGCGGCGCGCGAGATCGCGCTGGCCTTTGGCGTGCCGCCCATGCTGCTGGGCATTCCCGGCGACAACACCTATGCCAATTATGCCGAAGCCAATTTGAGCTTCTGGCGCCAGACCGTGCTGCCGCAGGTGACGCGCACTGCGGCCGCCCTGACGCGCTGGCTGTGCCCGCGCTTTGGCGCAGGCCTACGCATCGGCTTCGATGCCGATGCCGTGGAGGCGCTGGCCGAGACCCGCCAGGCGATGTGGGAAAAGCTGACCGGCGCGGATTTTCTGACGGTGAACGAAAAGCGCGCGGCGGCGGGCTATTCGCCCATCGCCGGTGGCGACACGCTGTAAGGCATGGCATCGTGCGGCATGGCACTCGATCTGGATCTGGTGGCGGGACGGGACTGCGGCGGCTGCACGGCCTGCTGCACCGTCATGGCTATCGACCGGCCGGAGATTCAGAAGGCGGCGGGCGTAACCTGCCGCCATTGCGATGCGGGCTGCGCCATTCACGCCACCCGGCCGCAACTGTGCCGCGATTATCATTGCGGCTGGCGGCAACTGCCGTTTCTGGACGATGCCTGGCGGCCCGACCGCAGCGAGGTGTTTGTGGAGGTGGAGGAGATCGAAGGCGAAACCGCCATCAGCCTGACGCTGATAGGCAATCCGTTGAAGACGGTGCGCCAGGCCTGGTTTCAGGATTTCGTCGCCTGGGCGGTGGGTGAGGGATTGCCGCTGCATCTGGGCATTCTGGGGCCGCCCGGTTTTCAAGGCGCCTCGCTGCCGCTCACCACGCAGCAGATGGCGGCGGCGGCCAAAGGCCCGCGTGCGGGCGTCAAAGCATTGCTGGAATTGGAATTGAAGCGGCTGCGGGCGCATGACTTCGCGCCGCGCGTCATCACCCATACGGGACACGATTACGGATCATGACCATCATCGACACGCTCCGGCCACCGCCGGACAGAAAGATCCCAGCCGCCCTTGTGGCGGCTTTTTTGTTGCAGACGGCGGGGGCGCTGTTCTGGGCCGGCAGCGCCGCCGAGCGTATCGCCGATCTGGAACGCACCCGCGCCAGCGACCAGGCCGCCATCGGGCAGGTGGCGGTGCTGGAAGAACAGGTGCGCGCCATTCGCGCCAGCCTGGACCGGATCGAAAACAAGTTGGACCGGCCGGAAAGAAACCAACCCTCCCCTTGAGGGAGGGTCGAATTGCGAAGCAATTCGGGGAGGGGGCGCGCGGTCGCGGGCAACCCCTCCCCGAAGCCGATTTCGCGCGTTCCGCACAAAACCGCCTTCGGCCCTCCCTCAAGGGGAGGGCGAAAGGAAGATCATGACATTCCAGATCGTTCATGCGCGCCGCCCGCTGGCGCGCAAATCCGCGCGCGCCGGGCTGACGCCGCTGTCGGACAATCAGTTCGAAGGTTATGCCAGCCTGTTCAACGTGCCCGATGGTGGTGGCGACACGGTGGCACCTGGCGCCTTTGCCGCCTCGCTGCGCCGGCGCGGACCATCGCAGGTGCGGCTTCTGTATCAGCACTTTGCCCATGCGCCCATCGGTGTGTGGGAGGAGATCGCCGAGGACGGGCGCGGCCTGTATGTGCGGGGGCGCCTGAGCGACCAGGTGGAGCAGGCGCGCGATGTGCGTGCGCTGTTGGCCGAAGGGGCGCTGAACGGCCTGTCGATCGGCTTTCGCACCATCCGCGCCAAGCGGGGGCCGGCGCAAGGCACCCGCACGCTGCTGGAAGTGGAGTTGTGGGAGATTTCGGTGGTCACCTTTCCCCTTTTGCAGGGATCGACAGTCACCGCCATCGGCGCGCGCGGGGCCGACCTGGCGCGGATGTTTCGTGAGGCGGGCGCGGCCTTCAGCGTCTAACAGCAGGCAATAGCAAGGAGTGATTATGGAACTGGAAACCAAGGCGGTGGAGCCCGCCGCCACATACGAGGTCAAGCAGGCCTTCGACAGCTTCATGGCGGGGTTCGAAGCCTACAAGCAGGCCAATGATGAACGGCTGCAGGGCATCGAGCGCCGCTCGGCCGACGCGCTCAGCGCCGACAAGGTGGCGCGCATCGATGCTTACATGACCGAGACCAAGCAGAAGATCGACCAGCTGATGCTGGCGGGCAGCCGGCCGCTGCTGGCGGGCGAGCGCGGTGCTTTCGATCCCAATGTGGCGGAGCATAAAGCGCGCTTCGACCGCTATGTCCGCAAGGGCGATGGCGGCGACATGGAAGTGAAGGCGCTGAGCGAAGGCTCCAACCCCGATGGCGGCTATACCGTGCCGCTGGAAACCGAACGCACCATCGACCGGGTGCTGAGCCAAGCCTCGCCCATCCGTGCCATCGCCTCGGTGCGCGCCATCGGCGGCGGCACCTATCGCAAGCCCATCACCACGGCGGGCGCCGCCGCCGGCTGGGTGGGCGAAACGGGCAGCATCAGCCAGAGCGGCACGCCGACGCTGGCCGCGCTGGATTTCCCGGCCATGGAGCTTTACGCCATGCCCGCCGCCACCCAGACGCTGCTGGACGATTCCCAGGTGGATATCGAACAGTGGCTGGCCGACGAGGTGCAGATCGTCTTTGCCGAGCAGGAAGGCGCCGCCTTTGTGAACGGCGATGGCGCGAGCAAGCCCAAGGGCTTTCTGCACTATACCAACGTCGCCGATGCGAGCTGGTCGTGGGGCAATATCGGCTATGTCGCCTCGGGTGCCGATGGCGCCTTCGCTGCCGACGATCCCGCCGATGCGCTGTTGTCGCTGGCCTATGCCCCCAAGCAGGGCTATCGCGCCAACGGGCGCTGGGTGATGAACCGCAAGACCGAAAGTGCGGTGCGCAAGTTCAAGGATGCCAACGGCAATTACATCTGGCAGCCCGGCGCGGCGGCGGGCCAGCCCGCCACGGTGTTCGGCTATCCGGTGACGGAAGCCGAGGACATGCCCGACATCGCCTCGGGCAGCTTTTCGGTGGCGTTTGGCGATTTCGCCCGCGGCTATCTGATCGTGGACCGTGTCGGCATCCGGGTGCTGCGCGATCCCTATTCGGCCAAGCCCTATGTGCTGTTCTACACCACCAAGCGCGTCGGCGGTGGGGTGCAGAATTTCGAAGCGATCAAACTGATGAAGTTCTCCGCTTCTTAAGGCCCGGCCTCGCGCCACGCTTGATCGCGTGGCGCTGCGGCGTTCGGCCGGGCCGAAGGTCCACTGGACCTTCGGCTTGGTCCGGCCTCACCCCTCCGCTTTCAGCTTCCGCTCGGCTCCCAAGTGGTCGCCCACGCTCGCTGAAGACACCTCCCCCTCGGAATGCGCGATGCGCATGAGGGGGAGGAGGGCTTCTGGAATTCGTGGGCCGCGTAAGCGGCGCCACGGATGCGCGGTGATCTCACCGCAACCTGAAGCCCCGGTGGCGGTCCCTCCCCGCGCCACCGGGGCTTTTCTTTTTCGAGGACATGCATGTCCCTGCAACTGAACACACCGCCTGCCAGCGAGCCCGTCACTCTGGATCAGGCACGCGCCTGGCTGCGGGTGGAATCGGGCGGCGACGAAGACGCGCTGATCGCCGCGCTGATCCCTGCGGCACGGGCGCGTGCCGAATGGCATACCGGCCGCGCCTTTGTCACCCAGGGCTGGACCCTGTGGCTGGACCAGAGCGCGGGCATCATCGATGTGCCGCTGCCGCCGCTGCAAAGCGTGTCGTCCGTGACGCTGTATGCGCCGGACGGTACCGCCACTGTGCTGAACGCCGGCGATTATGCCGTGGCGGGGCAAAGCGTGATCCTGGCGCGCCCGCCTTTGTTGCTGCGGCCCCGTCACGGCATCGCGGTCGCCTTCACCGCCGGCTATGGCGAGGCCAATGCCGTGCCCGCTGCTATCGGCCAGGCCATCCTGCAGATCGTGTCGGCGCTGTACGAGCATCGCGGCGGCGATGCGGTGCCCACGCCCGACAATGCCCTGGCGCTGCTGGCGCCCTATCGCTCCGTCAAACTGTAGAGGAACCCCATGACAGCCCAACGCGGCCGCGACCTGCTTATCAAGACCGGCGATGGCGGCACGCCGGAAATATTCACCACCATTGCAGGACTTCGCGCCACCACCCTGGCCTTCAACGCCCAGGCGGTCGACATCACCAATGCCGATTCCGCCGACATGTGGCGCGAGCTGCTGGCGGGCGGGGTAAAGTCGGCCAGCATTTCCGGCTCCGGCGTGTTCAAGGATGCCGCCTCGGATGCGGCGCTGCGCGCGGCCTTCTTCAATGCCGCCATCGGCAATTTCCAGATCGTCATTCCCAGCTTCGGCACCGTCACCGGCCCGTTCAAGATCACGGCGCTGCAATATGACGGGCCGTATGACGGCGAAGTGAAACTGTCCCTGTCGCTGGCTTCGGCCGGCGCGCTGAGCTTTGCGGGGGCGTGATGGTCAACCGGGCACGGGGCGAAGCGCTGCTGGAAGCGGGCGGGCGGCAATACCGGCTGCTGCTGACCTTGGGCGCGCTGGCGGAAATCGAAGACGGGCTGGGGCTGGACGATCTGTCCGGCGTGGCGGCACGGCTGGCGCATGTGCGCGCCGCCGATCTGGCCATCGTGGCGGCGGCCCTGCTGCGCGGCGGCGGCCATGACATGTGCCCGGCCGAAGTGCTGCGGCTGCCTTGCGACCTGGGCACCCTGACGCGCGGCGTGACCCAGGCGTTCGAGGCGGCGGGGCTGGAGCAAAGCGCGGGGGAGGGGCGGCAAGGCGACGGCCCTTTCGCTGGCGCGACTGCCTCGCCCTCGGGCTTGGGCGGCTAAAGCTCAGGCCCGGTGATTTCTGGGCGCTGTCGCTGCCGGAATGGCGGGCGATACTGGCGCCGCATGGGCCGATGCCGACGCTGACGCGCGGCGGGCTGGACGATTTGATGAAGGCATATCCCGATGGCTGATGACGATCCTTTATCTTCCGCCACAGCGGCGCTGAACAATTTCGCCAATGGCCCGGTGGCGGGTGCGACCAGCAGTATCGAGGCGGCGGTGAACCGCAGCTTCAATGCGGTGGCCAACACCATCGCACGCGCCGCTTTGTCGGGCCGGGATTCGATCTCGCAACTGACCGCATCGATCCTGGCCGATTTCGACCGCATCGCCGCCAGCCAGTTCATCGTCAAGCCGGTGGAGAGCATCGTCGCCTCGCTGGCCTCGTCGCTGTTGCCGGTGGCAGGGGCGCGGGCGGCGGGCGGGCCGGTGGCGCCGGGCGCCAGTTACCTGGTGGGCGAGAATGGGCCAGAGCTGTTCACGCCATCGGGCAACGGCCAGATCACGTCCAATGCGGCGCTGACGGCGCGCGGCGCCCAGGTGACGGTGAACATCACCACGCCCGATGCCGCCAGCTTCCAGAAGTCGCGCAGCCAGGTCGCGGCGATGCTGGCGCGCGCGGTGGCGCAGGGAAACCGAAATCTATGATCGCTTCCATTCCGTATGACGAAAGAACGCCCACCAGCAAACCCAGACGTGAATGAACGCCACTGCGAAGACGCAGGCACCAACGGGCGCGGGCCATGCATCTATGAAACGGACTGCGGCAATCACTGCGAATGATACCGCGTAAATGCACCAACCCTTCCAATGCACAGGTTTGAGGACCGGGAATAACCCCAGCGCACGGCGGCTGCGAAACCAGACTTCACGGCCCATGAATAACCCCCATTGCATAATCCTGACATAGGCGACCATGAACTTCCACGAGATCCGTTTTCCGTTGGCCATCGGCTTTCATTCCACCGGTGGGCCGGTGAGGAAGACCGAGATCGTCGCCCTGGGCAGCGGCCATGAGGAGCGCAACGCCGTCTGGTCAGGCTCGCGCCGCAGCTATGACGTGGGGTCGGGCGTGCGCACGCTGGACGATCTGCATGCCGTGATCGCCTTTTTCGAGGCGCGGGCGGGGCGGCTGTATGGCTTTCGCTTTTCCGACTTTACCGACAACAAGTCCTGCGCCCCGGGCCAGGTGCCCACGCCGCTGGACCAGGCCATTGCCACGGGCGATGGCGTCACCAGCGTGTTTCAGCTGACCAAGACCTATGCCTCCGGTGTCGGGGCCTGGACACGGGTGATCGCCAAACCGGTGGCGGGCACGGTGCGGGTGGCGGTGGCGGGCATGGAGAACCACGCCGTCACGGTCGACAGCACGACCGGCCTTGTCACCTTCGCCAGCGCGCCTGCCGATGGCGCGGCGATCACCGCCGGTTATGACTTTGACACGCCGGTGCGTTTCGACAGCGACAGCCTGACCGTGAACCTGGCCAGTTTCGCGGCGGGCGAGATTCCGTCCGTGCCGCTGGTGGAGATATTGCTGTGAAAGCGTTGCCCCCAGGCTTGCAGGACCATCTGGATGGCGGCGCCACGACGCTGTGCTGGTGCTGGCTCGTGACGCGGCGCGATGGCGTCGTGCAAGGCTTTACCGACCATGACCGCGATCTGGTGTTCGACGGCGTCACCTATCAGGCGGCGTCGGGCTTCACCGCCAGCGAGGTGCAGTCGGCGCTGGGTCTGGCGGTGGACAATCTGTCGGTCAGCGGCGCTTTGTCGGCTGCCAGCCTGAATGGCGACGATCTGGCGGCGGGGCGCTATGACGGCGCCGCCATGGCGCTGTGGCGCGTCAATTGGGCGGCGCCGGAACAGCGCGTGCTGATGAAAAGCGGCACGTTGGGTGAAGTGACACGCAGCGGCAGCGCCTTTACCGTCGAAGTGCGTGGCCTGGCCCAGGCGCTAAACCAGCCGGTGGGCCGCGCCTTTGGGCGGCTGTGCGATGCCGACCTAGGCGATGCGCGCTGCACCCTGGCGATCACGCCGGTGGCGGGCCTGGTGACGGTGGCGGCCGATGCGCGCCGCTTCACCGTCAGCGGATTGGAGGCGGCGGCCAGCGGCGATTACAGTGGCGGCACGCTACGCTTCACATCGGGCGCCTGTGCCGGTCTGGCCGGTCAGATCAAGCGGCATGCGTCCGGCGGCGGCATCGTCACGCTGGAATTGTGGCAGGCGATGCCCGACGCGGTGGTGGCGGGCGATGGCTTCACCGCCACGCCGGGCTGCGACAAGGCCTTTGCCACCTGCCGCGACCGTTTCGCCAATGCCGCCAATTTTCGCGGCTTTCCCTATATGCCGGGCAATGACGCGGTGCTGGCGGCGCCCAGCGCCAGCCAGCCGCTGGATGGGGGTAGCCGCTATGGCAATTGACGCCGAAGCAATCGTGGCGACGGCGCGCGGCTGGATCGGCACGCCCTATCAGCATCAGGCCAGCATGAAAGGCGCGGGCTGCGATTGTCTGGGTCTGTTGCGCGGCGTGTGGCGCGAGCTGCGCGGCGCTGAGCCGGAAGGCGTGCCAGCCTATACCCCCGACTGGTCCGAAGCGCATGGCCGCGAAACGCTGCGCGATGCGCTGGCGCGGCATCTGACGCCGGTCGCGCCCGCCGATGCGCGGGCGGGCGATGTGGTGTTGCTGCGCATGGCGCGTCACGCCCCCGCCAAACATTGCGGCATTCTGGGCCGGCGGGACGGCGCGCTGACGCTGATCCATGCCTGCCAGAACCGGCGCGTGCGCGAGGAGGATTTCGCGCCCTGGCGCGCACGCATGGCTTATCTTTTCAGGATGTAACAGATGGCGTCACTGGTTTTGGGCGTGGCGGGATCGGCGCTGGGCGGCGCGGTCCTGGGCGGATCGGTGCTGGGCGGGCTGCTGACCGGGGCGCAAGTGGGCGGCGCGTTGGGCGCGCTGGCGGGCACCGCCATCGATGCGGCGCTGACGCCGGGGCGTACCGTCAATCGCACCGGCCCGCGCCTGAGCGACATCAATATCACCGCATCGACCGAAGGGGCGCCGATTCCGCGCCTGTATGGCCGTATGCGCGTGGCGGGGCAGCTGATCTGGGCGACGCGCTTCAAGGAGACCGCCACCACCACATCGACCAAGGTGGGCGGCAAGGGCGCCGCGACCACGGTGCGCGAAACCGATTACAGCTATTCCATCTCTTTCGCGGTGGGGTTGTGCGAAGGCGTGGCGACGCGGTTGGGCCGGGTCTGGGCCAACGGCACGCTGCTGGACCTGTCGCAATATACTTATCGCTTTTATCGCGGCACGGCGGACCAGCCGGTCGATCCCTTGATCGCCGAGACCGAAGGCGCGGGCGCCAGCCCCGCCTATCGCGGGCTGTGCCATGTCGTGTTCGAAGACATGCCCCTGGCCGATTTCGGCAACCGCATTCCCCAATTGCAGTTCGAAGTCTTTCGCGGCCTGTCGGCGGACAATCCGGCGGCGCTGGAAAGCCTGCTGACCGGCGTGGCGCTGATCCCCGGCGCGGGCGAATTCGTCTATGCCGACGAGCCGGTGTTCAGCGACGATGGCGATGGCGCCAGCACGGCGCAGAATGTCCATACCGCGGCGGGCGTGCCCGATCTGGATGCCTCGCTGGACGATCTGATCGCGCAAGCGCCCAATATGGGCGCGGTGTCGCTGGTGGTGGGCTGGTTCGGCGACGATCTGCGCGCCGGGTCGATTTCGGTCCGCCCCGGTGTGGAGGAAGATGTCCGCACTACCTATCCGCAAAGCTGGTCGGTCAATGGCGTGGCGCGGGCCGATGCCCATCTGGTCAGCCGCAGGGACGGGCGCCCCGCCTATGGCGGCACGCCCTCCGACGCCAGTGTGGTGCAGGCGATTGCGCGGCTGAAGGCGCGCGGGCTGCGGGTGCTGTTCAATCCCTTCCTGTTTCTGGATATCGCGCCGGGCAATGCGCTGCCCGATCCCAGCACCGGGGCCATCGGTCAGGCGCCTTATCCCTGGCGCGGGCGCATCACCTGTCCCAGCGCCGATGACAAGACCGGCGCGGCGGCGGTGGCGGCGACGCATTTCTTCGGCGCGGCGGCGATTGGTGATTTTGCCGTCAGCGGCACGGCCGTGTCCTGGACCGGCGGCACCGATTGGGGCTGGCGCCGCATGGTGCTGCATTATGCCCATCTGTGCGCGGCGGCGGGCGGGGTCGATGCGTTTCTGATCGGCTCGGAATTGCGCGGGCTGACGCGGATGCGGGCCAATGCCAGCACATATCCGGCGGTGGCGGCGCTCAAGACGCTGGCAGCGGATGTGAAGGCGATCCTGCCCGGTGCGCGTGTCGGCTATGGCGCCGACTGGAGCGAATATAACAACCACCAGACCGGCGATGCAGCGGGTGCAGTGTTGTTCAACCTGGACCCGCTTTGGGCCGATCCCCATATCGATTTCATCGGTATCGACAATTACCTGCCGCTGGCCGACTGGCGCGACGGCGATGCCCATCTGGACCGGGCATTGGCGGCCAGCATCTATGATCCCGCCTATCTGAGCGGCAACATCAAGGGGGGCGAGGATTACGACTGGTATTACGCCAGCGCCGATGACCGCGCGGCGCAGATTCGCACGGCCATCACCGATGGCGCAGGCAAACCCTGGGTGTGGCGGGCCAAGGATCTGTGGGGCTGGTGGGGCAATACCCATTACGACCGGCCCGATGGCGCGGAGCGTGCGACACCAACCGCCTGGGTGCCGGGCAGCAAGCCCATCTGGTTCACCGAGCTGGGCTGCCCCGCCATCGACAAGGGCGCCAACCAGCCCAATGTCTTCACCGATCCAAAATCCAGCGAAAGCGCGGCGCCCTATTTTTCCAGCGGCACGCGCGACGATCTGATTCAGCGCCGCTTCCTGGAAGCGCATCTGAATTTCTGGCGCAACGCGGCCAACAATGCGGGCATGGTCGATGCGGACAATATCTATGCCTGGTGCTGGGATGCGCGGCCCTTTCCCGAATTTCCGGCGCGGGCTGATGTGTGGGGCGATGCGAACAACTATACGCTGGGCCATTGGCTGAACGGGCGGCTGGGCAGTGTGACGCTGGCCGATCTGGTGGCGGCGCTGTGCCAGGAGGCGGGCTTTGCGCAGTATGATGTCAGCGGCCTGACCGGCATGGTCACAGGCTTTGCCGTCACCGATGCGATGAGCGCGCGCGACGCCATCGCGCCCCTGGCCAGCGCCTATTTCTTCGATGCGGTGGAAAGCCAGGGCGTGCTGCGCTTTGTGATGCGCGGGCGCGGAGCGGCGCTGGCGTTGAGCGATGAGGCGCTGGTGCTGGCGGGCGAGGCGGTGGCGGGCAGCAGTTTCACCCGCGCCCAGGACAGCGACCTGCCCCAGGCCAGCCGCATCAGCTTCATCGATGCCGATCAGGACTATCGCCAGGCCAGTGTGGAAGCGCGGCGGCCCGGCGGCGCCAGCAACCGTGTCGCCACATCAAGTCTGCCGCTGGTGATGGATCAGGCCCAGGCGGCGGGCATCGGTGCGCGGCTGTTGCAGGATGCCTGGGTCATGCGGGACAGCGCCAGCCTGACGCTGCCGCCATCGGCCCTGGCACTGGAGGCCGCCGACGAAGTCCTGCTGGACGGGCAGCGCCTGCGTATCACCGGTATTGACGACAGTGCGGCGCGGGCGGTGACGGCCGTGGCGACCGATCCCACTTTATATGATGTGTTCGCCGGCCCGGCAGCGCCGCCCAGCGTCAGCCAGAGCCTGACGGTACCGGGGCGGGCGCGGCTGTTCATTCTGGATCTGCCGCTGCTGCAAAGCGGCCAGCCGGCGGGTGCGCCATTGGCGGGCGCCTTCGCCGATCCCTGGCCCGGCGCAGTGGCGGTGGCGCGCAGCGCAAGCAGCGATGGCTTTGTGCTGGACACGACCATCACCCAGCCCTGCAGCTTTGGCGTGACGGTCAATGATTTCTGGTCCGGGCCGCCCTGGCACTGGGACCGCATCAACACGCTGACGGTGCGGCTGACCCATGGCGCCTTGGTATCGGCGGATGCCGGCGCGCTGCTGACCGGCGCCAATGCGCTGGCAGTGCAGAACGGCGATGGCGGCTGGGAGGTGGTGCAGTTCGTCAATGCAACGCTGATCGCGCCCGGCACCTATGCCCTGACCCAATTGAAGCGCGGGCGGCGCGGCACCGAAAGGCAGATGCGCAGCCCCGTGGCGGCGGGCGCCGCCGTGGTGGTGCTGGATTCGGCGCTGGTACCGCTGGGCCTGTCGCAGGCGCAGGCACGGTTGCCTTGGAACTGGCGCTGGGGTCCGGCGGGGCGCGCCATTTCCGATGTGTCGTGGCAGGGCGCCAGCCAGCAACTGGAAGCGGTGAGCCTGATCCCGCCCGCGCCCTGTCATGTCGGCTTTCAATGGAGCGGCGGCGATCTGGTGATCGGCTGGCGGCGGCGCGACCGCGACCCGTTGGCCTCCAGCCTGTCGCCCGCCGTCACGCCCATGAGCGAGGCGCGCGAAGCCTATGACCTGGAGATCGTGAGCGGCAGCGCCGTGGTGCGCAGCTTCAGCGGCGTCGGCCAGCACAGCCAGACCTATACAGCGGCGCAGATGGCAGCGGATTTCCCGTCCGGCCTGCCCAATCCACTGACGGTGCAGGTCTATCAGCTTTCGTCTCTTTTGGGGCGCGGGCGCATGCGAAAGGAAATGCTTTATGTCCGATGACACGCCGCGCCTGAAGCTGGGCCAGCTGGTGGATGGCCAGGAGCTGGATGCGCTGACCATCAACGAGGCGCTGATCCAGCTGGATGCCTTCACCGACATCTGCCTGAAGGACAAGTTCGTCAACACGCCGCCGGTATCGCCCGCTGATGGCGATACCTATCTGTTGGGCGGCGCGCCCAGCGGGGTGTGGAGCGGCTATGCCTACAAGATCGCCTATTGCATCGATGGCGCCTGGCGCTTCTACACCCCGTTCGACGGCCTGCGCGCGGTGCTGCTGACCACCGGCGGCTTTATCTATTATCATGGCGGCAGCTGGAGCGATTTTGCGCCGCCGCCCAGCGGCGCGGAAGTCAGCGTTGCATCGGCCGCGACCTGCGATATCGGCGCGGCGGGCGCACTGTGTGTGGCGATCACCGGCACCGCCGCCATCACCAGTTTCGGCACCGGCGCCAATGCGCTGCGCTTTGTGCGTTTCACCGGCACGCTGACATTGACGTACAATGCCACCAGCCTGATCACGCCGGGCGCCGCCAATATTCAGACCGCGCCGGGCGATTGCTGCGTCGCGCGGTCGGACAGCAGCGGCAATTGGCGCATCGTCAACTATCTGCCCGCGGGCGGTGTGCTGCAGGCCGCGGTAGGGCCGGTGCTGGTGGCCGGCGGCGGCGGCGTGACGGCGATGACCGCGCTTACCCTGCCACCGGGGCGCTGGCGCCTGACGGGGCTGGTGCAATTTTTCGGTGCCAACAGCGCCAACAGCTTCACCCATGCCGAAATTTCCACCGCCAATGGCGGGATCATCGGCACGCGCGGCTATAACCGCATCTATATCGCCAACGACACCACCGCCCAGGTGGGCTCAGGCACGATCGGGCCGTTCGATGTGATGGTGGCGGCCGCCACCACTTATTACCTCAACGCCGCGAACCGCGTGGCCAGCGACAATTGCTATGGCAGCCTGCGCGCCGAACGGATGGTGTGATGCGGCTGGTATCGGAATGGCGCGCCGCGTGGCGCTGGTTTTCGGTCCAGGCGATGACGCTGGTAGTGGCGATACAGGGCGCCTGGGCGGCGCTGCCCGATGACCTGAAGACGCATTTTCCAACCTGGGCGGTAACGGTGGTGTCGGTGTCGCTGTTGCTGCTGGGAATCGGCGGACGGCTGGTGCATCAGCAAAAGGATTAGGCGATGGGCATGATTGTTTCGTGGCTGGGCGCGCGGATGGCGCCGCTGGCCGCCGCTGTGCTGGCGCTTCTGTTGGCCTGGCAAAGCGCGCGCATCAATGGCTGGCCGTTTGTGGGCGGTGGGTTGAAGGCGCAGGTATCGGCCCTGCGCTTGCAACTGGCCGCACGCGACGTGGAAGCGGCAAAGACGCAAGCTGCCATGCTGGCGGCGCGCCAAAAGCTGGCGGACGCGGCGCAAGACGCCGCCGCCGATCATGCCCGCCGCGACCAGGCCATCCAGCGCCAAATTCAAAGTGTGATCCGCGAGGTACCGACCCATGTTTCCGTTCAAAGCGATGCCGGCTGTGTTGTGCCTTGGGGTGTTGTGCGCCTGCTCGACGCCGCCGCCAGCGGCGCCGGTCTTGATGACGTTGCCGCCGCCATCGCCCCCGGCCAGCCTGATGACGCCGCCTCGGACGTTAAGCTGTCTCAAGCTGTCGCCCTGCTTGCCGCCGACCTCGGCATCGCGCGGCAGAACGCCCAGCAGCTGACGAGCCTGCAACAGGCGGTGTCGCCATGA